GGTAATGTTAATGTCTCATGTATGCTGGGAATGTCCCGGTCTTTGGAACTGCCATAAACAATGTACGACTACTTGGATTGACCGTCCTCTACGCAGAGCAAGGGATAAGTAATGGCAACTCTACTTGAGCCACCCGGCACCAAACAGAAGAAAGCCTTTATACAAGAGTTCATGGATGCTGTGGCAAACAGTCTAGTTGGGCTAATAGACGATGTGCAGATACTTCAGGAAAAGGTGGCTGTGTTGGAGTTTGAAGCCGCGAAAGGTTCACTACAAGACAAGACGGCTAAGCTTCTCAAGCCAAAAGATAAGTAGGGCAACTACACCAGGAGGTAGTTTATGTTTGGGAAGAAAGACGAGACTGAGGAACGGTACGGGCTTGTGGTGGAATTAGGCAAGATAAACTACGAGCATCAAAACCAGATTGTTCAAGCAATTAAACTTCTTAAGGGTGTTGTTGATGTTGAGTATAGGGCGCTAACATTGAAGACGTTTTCCTGCCTCTCTGTGAAAGAACATCATGAATAGAAGAACATTCCTTAAATGGTTCGGAGCCAGTGCTGTAGTAGCCGCTACCACAGACCCTATGGAGTTGTTGGAGGGGCTGGCTAAAGAGGAAGTGGTTGTGACCCCTGAGAAGGTGTTTACGGGCAAAGGCATAACAGACTTTTCTCGTCTAACGGCCATTATGAGGGAAAATATATTGCCTAATGTGTCTGATGCAATCACAAGAGAAACACCTACCCTGCAACGGATTCTTAGGGAAAACAGCAAAGCATGAAACTAGATGTAGGCTGCGGCTTCAACAAACAAGATGGCTACACAGGGATAGACAAACAAGACCGTGATGGTGTTGATATTGTCCATGACTTAGAAGTGTTCCCGTGGCCTATTGAGGATGAATCATGCGAACACCTGTACTGTTCCCACATAGCCGAACACATTAAACCTTGGTTGCAGATGGACTTCTTCAACGAGTGCTGGCGTGTTCTGAAGATGGAACACCAGATGCAACTCAACGTCCCCTACGCCGGGTCATACCCAGAAGCACAAGACCCTACTCATTGCACGACTTGGAACGAGATAACATGGCTGTATTTTGTTAAAGGAACTCCTTTTTGGGACATGTACCGCCCTAAACCGTGGGAGGGAACGACCCAAACACAACTAAGGGAACTAATCTACACCCAACCGCTCGGCGCAGTACAGGCACTTAACCATGTAATGACGAAGATATTATGAGTTATCACTACACAGATATATTCTCAATAAAGCAATACAGCCTTGGTAAATACGTGAGGGATAAGCCCAAGCGCCGAGGGGTTGTATCGTTTATGTCCTCTGAGGTTGTTGAGGATAGTGGTAAAAAAGTAACTTTACCATCACAATTTATTTGGCACATAGATACCGATGAAGACAAAGAACCAGCCACTAAAAAGCAACTAGACAAGGGGATGGAATACTTGTTATCGAATCCCATTGATATGCCTGGCAGCGATGGGCTGTGTAGCTTCTCAAACGCAAAAGAACTGTTCATAAACGCGCCCGATGTAACCGAGCAATACAAATAGAGTAATCCACCAGGAGGGGTTATGGAACACAGAAGTTATACTTGTGACATATGCAAACAACCGATTAGCGGTAATCGCAATGATATTTTTGTGGTAGAGATTGTGAGTACAGGAAGTGTTGCATCGAAAGTATCTAAAGATTTGTGCTTAGGATGTGCTAATCCAATTTCTCAGGTAATGAAGTCGCTTAACTTAAAGGGTTCGCCTAAACTTATTCGTGGCTTTACTGTGCAGATGAAGACATGAGAATACTATTCTACGCAGATTGGCCTCTTAGTTGGCCGTACCTGAATCCAATGTATGAATATATTAAAGCAAAGCAACCCGATTGGGAACTAGATAGAGGCTATCAAGGACAGGCGTTTGAGCCTCTTTGGTCTGAAAAAGATTACATATTCGTAACCGACGAGGAAAGTCACTGCCCCGCCAAAGGCACATATGTCAACCTAACCCACGGTCTAGCTTCTAAGGGGCAATCGTGGTGCTCGGCACGTAAAGACACATACCTGAACTACCCAGGCTTCATTAACTGCCCATCTGAGTATTACAAGAAACTCTTAACGGACATGGGTGTTAGCAAAGACAAGTTAATCGTAGGTGGTCTAACTAAATTCGACTTTATAGGACGGATACCACAATTAAGACCAATACCCAAAGTCTTATTTGCCCCTACCTGGAACCCAGAACTATCAGCCATAGCCGTTCTAAAGGACTCAATATATGAGATACCTGGGGTTAAGGTACACCTACACTCAAGAAGTAGAAGCCACTCAGACGCACCACAGATATACCAAAAGTATTCTTCTGGTGATATAACCCAAAGGATACTAGACAGCGACATAGTTATCGGTGACTTTGGTTCCGTTGTCTTAGAGGCGATGGCTTTAGGGCGGTTCGTGATACAGGTAGCGAATCCAAACTACGTGAGTTGGTATGCTGGCAAAATCCCATTAGAAGAAATGCCAGGCCTACCCGAACTGGCTGGATGGGCGCATCCGGTTAGCGGCATAGAAGAAATAAGAAGTGCGATACGGGGCTATCCAGAGAAATATATACATTCAGTTTTTGGAACATCTACAACAATAGTAGAAAACATAGGCCATGCCTCAGAGGTGATATATGAATCACTCTTTGGTTGAGAAGATAATTAAGAATTGTTCTGCTAGACAAACAAAGTGGGATGATACGACCTTATTCCAAGAGAAGTACGCTGCAAAGGTATATGCGCGTGACACCCTACTCAACCACCTCAAGGTTGGTTCTAGGATATTAGACATAGGCGGTGAGGAGTTCTATGCAGAACTATTCCAACAGCACTACGTCTTGGACACTCTTAATCTGCCCGACGATATGCACGACTTGGACGTACAGGGTCAATATGACGCAGTAATAGCGATGCACGTACTTGAGCACTCACCATTTCCTTTACTTGTGTTGTCGCTTATACAGCAGGCGCTAAGACCATCTGGCTACCTTTATGTGGCTCTACCGACACATACTACGAACGCATTTAACGAGATAAACCAACATTTCACCGTAATGCCAGCAAAGGTGTGGAAGCGACTGTTCAAAGAGGCCGGGTTTGCCATTGTGTTCCACGACTTAGGAAAGTTCGGTGATTCAGTGGATTGGGTGGAGGAGCGATTCTTGTGCCAGAGAAACTGAAGAAAGTCTATATCGGTGGAGTCTGGGACTTATATCACACCGGCCATCTGAACATCCTCCAAAAAGCGAAAGCCTTGGGGGATTATTTAATTGTCGGGGTATTGACCGATGACGCAACAGAACGATACAAACCAAGAGCCATTATCAGAGAATATGACCGATTAAGGATAATCCGAAGTATCAAGCATGTGGATTTGGCGGTACTTCAAAGCGATACCAACCCCACAAAGAACGGACAGCTTCAATACTTCAATCCAGACATATTGGTACACGCGGATGATTGGGACGAAGTGCCTGGTCAGGAGTGGATGCTGGAACACGATAAGGAAGTGATTTTCTTACCATACACTAAATCAATATCCACCACAGAGATCAGGAGGCTTTGTGAAGTCAATTCAGGTGCTAAGGGACAAACATAAAGGGACTACCGGGTTTATTGTCGGCAAAGGGCCGTCGCTGCTAAAGCTAAGAGCCGGGCATTTTGAGTGCTTCAATAGAGGGCCAATCATCGCCATCAATCACGCTATACATGCGGTAGAGGCTTTAGGGGCACCTAGCGTTTACTCAATGCAAAGGGATGGTTGTGATATTAACGAACGTGGGAATAATCCGTGTGAACATGATTGCAACGTAAGACCACTTGGTTCAACAGGTAACGGAGGATACCCAAAGTACGCAGTGCTAATCTTATCTCACCCTGAGTCATGGTTTTGTTATCCAAACCATCCCGAGCGGTATGTTTTCTCAGATGTAAATGATTTGGGATTTAGTGAGCGCATACCACCATCTTTGCCAAACGCAGTAATGATTGCAGAATTGATGGGGGTTAAAGAGATAAAGCTGCTGTGCTTTGATTCTATTAATGGGGACGCAAGAGCGGTTCATTTCGATAAAATACTAGCGTCACACGAACGCGCTGGCGGTAAGGAGCGCTTGAAGCTAGACCTTAGTTCCGCACAACTTGCACAAGAAGCAATGACCGTTCCTTTTGAGTGGGTGACTATAGAGTGACTGAATACCCTCGCTATTAACCCTGCTGGCAGTTGTGGTGGGGTTTTTTCTTAAGGGCTTGTCAGTAGACGCGAATATAAAACTTCCAAAGAAGAAGACAAAACCAAAAGCCGTAACCGTCACAGACCGTAAGGGTACGCCAATAAAGGTATCAGACCCGTTAATAAACCCACTAGAGAAAGCATTTGATGACCATGAGAAGAAAATCTAAGGAGTGGCATGAGATCAGCTAGTGCGATGTTAGCTCAGAAAGTATCAGACAAACAAGCAAAGTTAGTACGGCCTCTAGTCACTAGAATCAGAAACCTAATCACCAATGGCGTGGACGTTCAGGTGAGAAGTCAACTCAACCTCAACATGATTCGTGGATACAAGTGCGATATAGAACTTGAGAGGTATGGGCGCAGGATGCAAATCACTGTAGACCGTGATGAACTGATGATGATGTCTAACATTGCGATGAGGTCTAAGAAAGACATTACTGTAGCGGCGTTCAACATGGGGGCCAAATTGTTCCTACGAGGAACCCACGACAATCTGTTAATGATGACACAAGACGTTAGAGGCACCCTAAGAGCCGTTGTTAATCCATTGGAATTAGAGAACGCACTGAAAGCGGAATAATGTGGCTAAAAAGAGAGAGGATAAAGAAGCCCCTAATATCATGGGGAGTTTGGCAACCATCATTACGCCACCCAAGGCTCCTGGGAAATTATCAGATTGGATACTAGAAGAGGGACTTACAACCCCTAAAGGCAGAGCATACGAGTTCACCAAACACAAGTTCCTCAGAGACTTAGCAGACGATTGGAACCCGTCACAGGCCTCACCTAAAGGTGCTCAGATGGGCCTGACAGAGATATACAGTATTAAGGCTCTGTTTGCCTGCAAGCATCGAGAGTGGAACATTATCTACACCCTCCCAAGCGATGATGATGTCTCTGGTTATGTGAACTCTAAGTTCAACATGATTATCGAGCGCAACAAGGTGTTGGACGGCTGGATTGCCGCTAACCGCTCAGTCAGCCTTAAAAGAGTTGGCAATAACTTTATCTACTTTAGAGGGACACGTGGAGCTACGGAAGCCTTAACCATATCCTCTGATTTGAACATATACGATGAGTGCGACAAAGCAGACCAGGAAACACTGAGGACTTACGAATCAAGACTAGGTGATTCCGAATATAAAGGACAATGGTATCTATCTAATCTCTCTGCCCCTGGGATGGGGGTTCATGCTCAATACGAGAAGTCTGACCAGAAGCATTGGCACATTAAGTGCTCGCACTGCAACCACGAACAGTTCTTATCCTGGCCTGACTCAATAGAACATGAGTTAGACCACAAAGACCGAGTGGTACACGCACAATACATTTGCAAGAAGTGTAAGAAACCAATACAAGACGAAGAACGTTCAGACGGTATCTGGGTTCCACATGAGACATCGAACATGTCTGGTTACTGGCTGAATCATCTTATGTGTAGCTGGCACAGCGCTTCTTACGTTGTCGAGAAAGCCAACGCCGTTGGTGGGCAGGCATACTTCCATAACTTTGTTTTAGGACTGCCGTATAAAGGTTCGGACACAACCGTAGACAGAGACACCATCCTAAAGTCGCGTGTAGGTATTCCAGACGAGGAATGGAAACACTTACCCGTAGCGATGGGCATTGATACCGGCGCTGAGTGGCACGTTGTTCTAGGAAATGAGAAAGGGATCTTCTTACAAAAGGTATGTGACGAGAGAGAAGCCCGAAGACTGATAGCACTACACAATCCCGTCACAGTCATTGACCTTAAAGGCGACCCTACGGTTACACGAAGACTGATGAAAGAATACCGAGGCCGTCTGTTCGGTTGTGATTACCAGATAGACAAAGCAGACCGCGAGACTATCCGCTGGGCTGATAAAGAGAAGTTCGGTGTTGTTTATGTGGATAGAACGAGAATCATTGATGAAACAATAGACGACTTCACATCTGGACGACTGAATATTATCAAGAACGGCAATACCAGTGCTGAGGGCTTAGAAAAGTACATTAGACATTGGGAATCGCTCTACAAGACAAAGATATGCGACAAGAGACTAAACGTAGACCGTGATAAGTGGGAGAACCACGGAGCAGATCATTTCTCTCATGCCACGGTGTATTTCAAAGTAGCTTTAGCAAAACTCGTTCACCATCCGGTGTCTGTGGTATCGGACAAAGAGAAAGAACCGCTACACCAATACGAAGACCTTGGCCTTGAGTACGTCATAGCCAACCAAAGAAATAAGAGGGACACACATTGGCTGAAACTCTGACAACAGAAGATCGAGAGAAATTGGTACGTGACCTTGACTTTAAGGCCAGCGATTCAGACGAGGTTTGTAATCAAAAGATTTCTCTGGCTATTGAGCTGGCGAAGAAGAATGGTTACGACAACCAGCGTGAGTTGTGGGACATGGGCGACAAGATCATGGATGGTGATACCGAGTCCTTAATTGACGGGCATGGTGACTCACCTCAATACAAGAGCAATACAGTCTTAAATCTTGTCTATCCGTATGTCCGCAACCAGGCCGGACTTATTACAGACCAAAGACCACAACCAGTTGCATTACCGGGTTCAGCGGAATCACCGGAAGAATTTGAAGAGAAGAAAGAACGAGCCAAGATAGTAGACATGACCCTTGGTGCCAAATGGGAAGACAAGAAGATGCAAGAGAAACTTCCCGAGTCGGCTATTCAACAGACCTTGTATGCGGATACGTTCTTTCATCCCTATTGGAACTTCTTGCAAGACGATGTGGATTGTGAGGTTGTGCCGCCGCACAAGATGTTCATTGAGCCCAATGCTAAAACCTTAGACGAAGCAGATTGGATTATATACCGAGAGGTGCGGACAGCCGCGTGGCTTACAAAACAGTTCGACCTCAAGGACAACTTCTTCGATAAAGAGGACTTTGTAGGCGAGACACTTACCAATACCGGTGATATGCAAACTACCAACAAGGACAGACTGCCAGAAAACGCTCTTAACGTAGACCATGCGTGGACAGATGAGGTTCTAATCATCCGCGCCGGTAAGAAGATTATTAAAAAGATTCCTAATCCGTTCTGGGAATGGCGAACACCTGAAGACCAATTGACCGAGTTCATGGAAGAACAAGAACCAATAATCACAGAACAACTTGAACAAATCGTATCCGAGGCAGAAGCCGAGGGTGAGATAGTATCAGAAGAACTCGTTGCACAGCTCAGACAGCAATTAGAAGAACAGGTACAGCAATCATTCAGCCCGATTCTTAATTACTTCGACAGACCAAGAAAGCCTTTCGTACACTTGAAGTCTGTCAATGACGGGAAGCAATTATACTCACAGGGGGTTATGAAACAATTACTTCCTGTATTGCAAACGATTAACCAGCGCAAACAACAGATAGACGACAACGCCAACGACATGGCTAACTCACAACTATGGTTTGACGGTAACGAGATTGACGAGGCCACAGTAAAGAGGCAGACCGTTAATGTCCCCGGTGCGGTTGTGAATTTCCCAGGACTATCTAACGGAACTGTTCAGCGAGTCGCAGGCGCACCACTTCCACAGTACGTTGTAGAGGATATGTTCCATTCACAAAGAATATTCGATGACATATCAGGACAGCACGAAGTCTCAAGAGGCGCTAAAGCGGTAGGGAAGCAGACCGCAACCCAAGTATCACGACAGGCAGAGGCAGACCAGGTGGTTGTTAGGCTTTTAGTAAGACAGCTAGAGGGCGCTACTGTTGAGGTGTTTGAGCACTGGATACAGTTAATGAAGCTCTTTTACACCGAGAAAAAGTTAATCCAGATTCACGGCATAAACGATACCAGGGACTTTATCGAGTTCTCACGCAACGACATAGACGATGGAATAAGCATTAGGGTTAAGCCTGGCTCCACGTTGCCGGTGAACAAAGAGACAAGACGACAAGAAGTTCTCACACTCTTACAGCAAGGTCTTATAGCACCGGTAGATGCGTATGAGGTCTTAGAGTTCCAGAGTCCAGAGGACTTTGCTGAACGACTAGCACAGTGGCAATCAGGACAAGCGCCAGGGTTTACCCCAACACCACAAGTCGGACAAGACCCACAACAAGAGAACACCTTGCTATCTCAGGGTGAAGCAGTAGACATTAGCGAACTGGACAACCACGATCTACACATGGAAGTTCACGTAACGATGTTTGAAGAGATAGGGAATAAGATTCCACCTGAGATTCAAGAGACAATACAGCAACACATAAATGCACACATAGAGTTCATGGAGGGTGCGGGAGGACAGCAAGGAGGTGAACCCCCGCCACCCGCGTAGACATAGTTGACCAAGACCCGAGAGGGTCTTTTTAATTACCAGGAGGTAAATAATGCCAGATGACCAAGCAGCACCAGACTTTAGTGCGGAATTCCACTCAACCGACGTAGTTGAGCCGGAGCAACTTCAAACGGAGGTCGAGGAGCAGTCAGATGAGCAAACAGATGAGCATACATCTGAAGAAACGTCCGAGGAGTCTGTAGAAGACCAACTGAGGGCGCAACTTGAAGAAGCGAATACCACCAACGCGAATATGCAGGGACAGGTGGACGCGCTTAACAAGACGTTTACGCAGACAAAACAGGCAGAAGCAGAAGCAAAGAGACAGGCCGAGTCACAAGCTGAACCAGAAGATTACTCACAATTTGGCGACCAAGGTGCAGCGGTACAAGCACTAGACGAAAGAACACAGGCCAGGATTGATCGTTCCATTGAAAAACTGGCAAAGGAAATCGGTGCTGTGCGCGCCAATCAGACACAGGTTACACAACTTGCAGCGGCCAAAGCAAAATTCCCAGGTGTCCCAGAAAAGGATATTGAGGCACTTGTTGGCAACAGGGATGTAAGCGATTACGAACTGGCTGCGATGGCTCTCTCTAAGGGAATTGCAACCAAGGTTGCAGCTTCAACGTCTAAGAAAGACCAAGCGCGTAAGCAAAATGCCAATACTGGCACAAAAAAAGGTGGCACTCCAAGTAACCAGAAGACAGGTTTTAAGTACAACTCAAAGGAACACGGGCCTCAAGGGGAAAACCTTGATTCTCAGGAGATTATGAGGCGTTCATTGGGGGAGTCATAAATGGATGATACTTTAAGGAGGAACAATGGCTGTAGCGGATTTTGGTCGCTTGAGTGCGATCACCCGCACAAACATTCTTCCCGGCGTATCGGACGCAATCGTTCAAGACTCACCGGCGCTAACCCGCTTTATGAACAAGTCGAAGCGGGAGTCCGGTGGTTTGACACTTAACAAAATTGTACGGTACAAGAACAGCACACAGGGCGGCGGTTATGCCGGTCTTGAAACGCTGACAGCGGCCTTACAAACGACTCGTACCCAAGCGCAGTTTGATTGGCGTCAGGTATATGAGCCGATTGCATTGTCAAACATTGAGATTGCTAAGAACGGTGGAGAAGAAAAGGTAGCAGATTTAATTGCTCTTGATATGGAAGATGCAAAGCTATCTCTGCAAGAAAAGTTCGGTGGATACATTTACAGTGACGGTTCTGGGGATTCTAATAAAGTCCCTGAAGGACTTGTCAACGCAGTAGATGACGGTGAAATTAGGCGCTGTCATTAAATTTGGCTATATGCTGGAAACCCTGAGTATCCTGAACTACTCGCTTTTGTTAAAATAGAGACATGAGCAGTGAAAATGTTACAGGTGCAGGCAATCAGCAGGGAAGATTCAATTGTGAGGCTTGCGGTAAAGAAATAAAGAACCGCGATAAGAGTAAGCAGAAAAGGAACAAACACCACTTTTGCTCAAAGGAATGTTATCGAGCATGGTGGCCCAAGAACGTGATGACAGGAAAGAAGCATCACCTTTGGTTGGGCGGCCCGAAACCCATAGCGTGTAAGCAGTGTGGAACTGAGTTCTTAGCTGCCCCGCAAGGTAAAAGGCCACGTAAGTTTTGTTCTCAAAGTTGTGCTGCTACTCATCGTATGACGGGTTCAGGCAATCCTCTATGGAAAGGTGGAGTAACCGAAGAAAACGACAAGGCGCGAAAGACTCCCGAATACAAGGAATGGCGAACAGCGGTCTACGAAAGAGATCGTTGGACTTGCCAATTATGTGAATACAAAGGCGATGACATTATTGCTCATCACATAAAGAAGTTTTCCGAGTATAAAGAGTTGCGCTACGACGTTGACAACGGAATAACACTCTGCCGTTCGTGCCACATAGCAATTGAAAACCCTCAGAGACTACACGCCAAACACTCTACGGAGTGAAGATATAGTCCGGTCTGCATGGCGACATGTAGAGTCTGGCAGAAATGACCAGGCCCGCCCCTATTGGGGTGAGTAACAAATCGACCAATGATAATGTCTATGGTGGTATTAACCGTACCAACAATACGTGGTGGAAAGGTTCTTATGAGGGTTCAGGTGGGGCTTTTGCCGTATCCGTTCTCTCAACTCGTTTAGACGACATTGAGGACAACGGCAAGAGAGTTGACTTGCACCTCACGACCCTGGCGATGTGGACTGCCTACGAGCAGACACTAAGCCCACAAGCACGATATGAGTTCACCACTGGTGGATTCCCGAAAGCGGATGGCGGCTTTGATAAGCTGACCTACCGTGGTGCGGAAGTTCTGAAAGACCCAAGGGCTACAGCGGGTTACTGGTACATGCTCAATACTAATACTATTGACTATTACTACCTGAAACACCCGAAGCACCCAACGGACAATCGTGGTTTCACGATGTCTGACCTGAGAGAGCCTACCAACCAGGA